ACTTCTTCTTTTCTGTCGATGACGTCGCTGCTTGGAATGCCGCAGAGATTAGAGTCATAACGTAGACCAACAGCTGTCTCAGATAGCTCAAAGGTATAGTGAACGACATTTTTACCGACACGCAAAGCCTCCGCGCCCATTTGAACAAGGAAGTGTGACTTACCCACGCCTGTCGGCGCAATGACTACACCCAGCTCACCTCGTCCAAGACCACCGTTGAGTACATCCTGTGCATCAATCTGAGGTAGACCAGTTGGACACGTGAGCCGACGGGTCCTGATGAACCTTGCTTCCGTGTCTTCGAAGAAGTCGTGCCCAATTGCTGCTGGTGTGCCTGCAGACAGCGCATTCTTCATGAGGTCCATGACGGAGTCGAGGTTGTCTGTCGCAATCATCTCGACAGCTTTCTCCAGCGCCTCCTTCATTGCCTGCTTCTTGCAGAAGTCAAGCGTCTTATCCTTGACGTACTGCACATCACCCATGTCTGGATTAACACGGATACGTTGCAGAAACTCAATGATCTGGTCACGAAGGACAACGTCTTTGCCTTCCTTCAGGTCATCACGTATGATCGTGACAAGAAGGCTTAGCGTTGGAAAATCCTTATACTTCTGATAGTAGTCAAAGTACCGCTGCGTAAGAAACTGCAGGTACTTTAACTCAAAGAAGGTGGGTGACATGATCTCAATCATCTGAGTCGCCCAAGATCGGTCAGTTAGCAGTCCTTGGAAAATCTTTTCCTGGAACTGCTTGCCGTACTGTTTAAAGTGCGGATCGTGCATTTTATCCTGTCTGGATGTGTGAGAGGGCTAGGAAGAATTGGTCGACGTTGAACGTCTGGATCCCTTCGTGAATGAGGGCCCTTATGAACTCTATCTTATTGCGTGTAGGCTTAAAAGTATCACAGATCCCGTTGATCCTATCGATCTGGTAAGCTGCCAAGTTCGCTGTATCCAAGTGGACAAGTGAGAAGTTTCGGTTGATGAGGATCTCATTCTCCGCAATGTGCTGGTAGGCTTGCACCTTGGAACCACTCTCAACTTTTGCTCTCGCTTCCTGCAGAATATCCTGCACTGTGACTTCAGTCGTCTGAGATAGGCTTGGAAAACGCTTAGCCAGCGTCTTGAACCCTACACCGTCGACACCTGGTATGTTGTCTGAGTCGTCACCGCATATCGCTTTGGCAACTGAGAAGTTGACAGGATGGACGCCGAACCTCTCGAGAACATCCTGCTCCTGCACCAGCTTCTTCCAGGTGGGTGAGTAGATGATCGATCCCTCAGAGATCAACTGGTAGTAATCTTTGTCAGCTGACAATATGATCTTCAGCGCATCCTTGCAGTGGTATCGTGACATGTAACCGATGACATCATCTGCCTCACAGTCGGGCACATAGATCTGACATATTGGCGTTAATTTCAACAATCTTACCAGTGTCTTGATCTGGTTGTCTCGATCTGACACTGTATTCGGGATATCATTCTCGTAGAACCTGTTCAGCCGTTCAGGTCGGCGATGACTTTTGTAATCCTTGTATATCGCTCTTCGACGAGGTGATCCACCACCCTCCCAGACAACGTAGATGGGATTAGGCTTAAAGCGCTCCACGATCCGTTTTAGATCGAGGAGAAAGCCCACAATCCCACCTACGTGCTGGCCGTCCTTACCCATTGCTGGGTGGGCGACGAAGTGTCTCAAGTACAACCCCATCGCATCCACGAGCAGGACAGTCTGTGATCGGTTCAGATCACTCATTGTCCTCAGCAGCCGCGTCAGTCAAGTCTGAGTCGTTGCGTGTACGCACCATCACTGCTTCGATCAGATCATCGAGGAAAGACTTGTATTCAGGGTGACTGAGTAGTTCGCCGAACTCTGCCTTGTGGAACTTCTTCTCGATGACCGTTACGCCTCTCTCGACGTCAGTTACCGTGAAGACCTTCCAGGCGCCATCGCCAGACACACAGATGATATGCTTACCGACTTGTCGCTCACCAGCGTCACGGAGCTCATCAAAGATTTCCTCGTGCTCAATGATGCCCTTGCCAAAGTGGATCTGGAAGTTTGCCGTCCTGAAGGGTGGTGATACCTTATTCTTCACTGTCTTGGCTGAAACGTGGATGCCGACAACGTCACCGTTCTTGTTCTGGATCTGCTGTCCCGCGCCCAGCTTGAGACGAACTGATGCGTGGAATGGAATTGCCATGCCGCCAGGGACGGTTGTAGGATCGCCATGCATGACGCCGATCTTTGTGCGCGTCTGATTGAGACAGACCATCAGCACGCTCTGGTCGCCGATGACGCCTGTGATCTTACGCATGCCCTTTGAGATCGCTCGAGCCTGCAGACCGATGCTGTCCTTGTCGTAGTCACCCAGCAGCTCTGCCTTCGGTGATGACGCTGCAACGCTGTCCCAGATGATGGTGATCGGAACATCTTTCTGCATTGCCTTCGCCTTCAGGATCGTCTTCTCGGCGACGTCAAACACCTCTTCAGTGCAGTGTGTATCAACGTAGACGAATCGACGTGTGACATCAACACCCAGCGCCTGGAGGTTCTCGACCGATGTTGCATTCTCCGTGTCAATGTAGACGCAGATGCCACCCATCTGTTGGGTTGAGCGAGCGATCTGAGTTGCAATGTGGCTCTTACCGATTGACGGCGGGCCGAAGATCTCCACGATGCGACCTTCAGGGAGGCCACCGCTACGTCGGTTTGCAACAATGTAGTCGAGCAGCGTTGATCCTGTCGAGACCCACCGCTTGACATGAGTGGGTGACTCATCCTCCGCCAGATTGTAAGCGATGCGTGAGCCGTTCTCTTTATTGAGAGAAGTGATCAGCTCAGCAGTAAAATCACCGCTTGCACCGTCATCACTCCTGCGTTCTTTTGCTTGTCTTGCCATTTTTGTCCTCTACAAATACTATAACAGGACGTGAGCCAGATTACAACTCACGTCCTGCTCAGATAACCTAGTTAGGTCAGTTGCCCATTAGATCTTCGAAGGCGTCGTCGATCGAGGAGTAGTTGCCTCCCGTCTTCTTGGTCGTCGAGGTCGTAGTGTTCTGGACAGCAGACGTCTTCTGGGTTGCTGCAGGAGTGTCATCGTCATCGGTCGCTGCTGGACCGCCGCGAGGGGTGCCATCTCCATCCTGCATGCCACCGTTGATCCAGTCGTTGACGATCTTCGTGAGCTCGTCGCTGGACTTGAGCTCGAACATCGAGCCCACATCGGGGATGTTGCTAAGCCACTGCTTGGCAGTTGCTGCGTTGGTGGTGAGGTTTGAAGACTTACCGCGAGGCATGACCTCGGTCTCAGAGTACTTCTTACCGGGCGGCTTGAAGCACTTCACCTTCACGTCGCGACCGGTCTCTGGATCAGTGATGTCACCGTAGTCCTCGTCGAGCATGATGCCGAGGAGCGACTGGTAGACCTGCTTGCCGAACGCCCAGATCTGCACACCCTTCTCCTCCTCGCCGCGGACGACGACAGGAGCGTAGCAGCGCATCTTTGGGTAGAGCTTCTTGGCGAGCTCGTAGCTCTCCTTGGTGCCCTCGTCGCGAAGCTTGTTGATCAGATCCTGGATTGGATCTGCCTTGCCAAACTGGTAGGGAGCGAGAAGGCCTGGGTTGTTGCCGATGTTGTAGTAGAACCAGAGCTCCTTGAAGGGCTGGCCCTCGTTGTTTGGGAAAGAGAGGAGGCGAACCGTGTACTCCTCACCCTCCTTGGGCTTCCAGGAGGCGTTGCTCTTCTTGTTATTGCCAGACAGATTGTCGAGACGCTTACGCAGTGCGTCGAAGTTGATACCCATGTTGTGATGTCCTAACGTTTAATGGTTAATGCTTAACTTCTAAAAGAAAGAGAGTTCTTTTTCGTAGAAGGGAAGCGAAGGTATCGTACGAACCCGCGCTTCATTTTATAATTATGGCCTGCCTTTTGCTGTTTTCAGTGGGTCCTGCAAATATTTTGCGCCGTAGAGCTTCGCCATCCTGTCGTAGAACTTGCGGCGGCTCTGTGCAGGCCCACCTGGGCCGTGGAGTGGCTCGACGTATCCTGCGATCGCGCCGACCCCTGAGATCTCTTCCAGGTCTGCCTCGAGCTCCTCGTGCTTCTCGAGGTCGATGTCATCCGTGATCATCTCGCTGAGCGGACGCTGGAAGTACTGCTTCTTTTTCAACTTAAACCACCGCGGAAGCCTCCGTGGTCCTGCCAGCTTGCTGGTGTTGATGCTGTCGATGTTGAGCCCGTCCAATCCATCGTCCTGAGGATCTGGTACGGTGTTTCCCATCGAAATCGAAAAGGTGGTATCAGCACTTGTGCTCATACCACCCTGTGAGGGACGCCCTGGTATATATGGCTTGGCTATTCTCTGCGCGAAGTCGTCCCCGCCTCCGATAGCACCAGCTACGGGGACACCCGTTGTGCGACCGGAATACCAACCTGATTTGGGCTCTTGCGTCTTACTCACACTACTAACTATCTCCCACCTTTTCCTTCTGCGAGATTATCCGAACTGCTGTCTGTGTGAGCATCGTGAGCGGTGTCTCTCCGCCATTGTAGAACTTATTCTCGTCAAGCGCTGGGCCCTGAGCTGTTGAGATTGCAATCCACTCGTCTGTTGTTAGGGCCACTCCTGCTGATTGCAGCAGTGCGAGTGATCGATGACTGTGGGGCATCTTGGGCAGTTCTGGGTTATAGACGTAGAGGATGCCTGCCTTGTCACGGTGCCAGTCAGACGTCTGTGTGAGGTAGTAGTCTGATGTCATGTCGCCTACGCGACCGATGTCATGGAACAGACCGACAATCAACATGCTCTCAGGATCGACGCCGAATGTTGATGAGCTCTCCAGCGCTCGCATCGTCTTGACGACATTGAGGCTGTGCTCGATGAGCCCGCCCGGCTTTGCTGTTGACTTCTCCCTGCGATCGTGCCCAGGACAGATGACAAGACGCTCTCCAAGGTCGTCGACCAGTTTGAGAAGTGCATCTGATCTACTGCCGCACTTCTGCGTCAGCTTGCGGAAGACATTGTAGTTATTTTCGAGATTGTCGGTGCTCATGCATCTATTGTCTTCAACTTGAGAGGCATTTTACAATCGAGCGCGGGAATGAAGATCCCATCCTTGACACGTCCCTCGAGATGCTGCACCGCTTCAGGTGCCAGATCAACCATGAGCGCGTCGTGGATGAGGTAAAGTGGCGTCATCTGGATCTTGTCGTGTTCAAGCTCATCAAGTAGATGCGTGAAACCTTGGCAGACAACATCAACCGCAGTTGACTGCACATCATACGCGACGAAGGGTGACTTCTTCTCACACTTGATGATCCGACCGAAATGATTCGTGATGTGCCCCTCAGCGTCAAACTGCTCACGTAGACGCTTGGTCAGCGCATCAACACCGAAGGCATCACGCACCTGGAAGAGAAGATCGTTGGCGTGCGGAATGTCAGCAAATTTCTTTGCGAAGTTGGAAGGTGTCATGCCATACAGTGCGGACATAATTGCTGTCTTGAGG